GTCATTTTCGGCTTCCCTCGCGCAGATTTTGACCCACCCCGGTCGAGGCCGGGGCGGGGTCAGCCGCGCTGCTCGCGTGCGCCGCGGCTCGAGTTGCAGCTGCGATGAGCGGCGGCGAGCACGTCGGACTCGGGACCGAAGACATGATCTGCCGTCCAAGGGTCGCCGTCTCGTGCGCCTTGGCCGCAGATGTGGCAGTGGGTCGCGGTCTCCCTCACGAGTCGAGCGCGCTCGGGGTAGTCGCCTTTGTAGTGCGGTCGGCTGGCGTTCCTGATTGCCTCTCGCTTACCGGCGCAGAGGTCGCAGCGGGTGATGGAGGTGGTGAGTCGCCGACACTCGATGCATGGGCGGCGAATGGGCATGGATTGAGGTTAGGGCTGAGGTGGTCTGGGGACCGCCTGAATCGTGAGACGGGAACTGGGTGTTACTACGTAACACACCCAGGTCCCTTTGTCTGGCAAGGGTTTCAGTTTCTTGTCCCGTGAGCGTGTCCCCGTTTTTGGGGTTAGGCGAGTGGGTCTCTTAGGCGGTTTTGGGCGATGGCTCGGAGGGCTGGACCCCATTGGTCGTTGCGAGCTTTGATGCCTGCTTGGCGGGCTTGGCGTCGGAAGGCTTGGCTGTTCTGTTGCTTGTCGCCGGGTTTGAGGCCGAGTGCGATCATGAGGCGGCGTGCGAGGTCGTAGGTCTCTTCGGTGAAGGTTTCCATGGCTTCTTTGAGCCTGATGGGTTTGTGGTCGTCCTCGAGCTGCTCCTCGACGAGTTCGACTTCGGTTGGTGCCCAGCCGATGCGGGAGAAGATGCGGGTGAGTTTCATTGTGTGGCCGTCGCGTTGGAGGTGGTAGACGATGTCGACGTCGTCGTTTTTGGCTGATGAGCCTCGTTGGCCTTGGGTTTTGCCTTTGTCTTTGCCTGCGTGATCGGTACGCAGGAGGGCGACGCCTGCTGCTTTGAGGCTGAGGCCGGTTGTCCTGGCGAACTCGCGGTAGGTGTCTGCGGAGTTCTCTTCGCCTTCTACGGCTCGTCCGGTGGTGTCGATGACGACGACTTGGGCACCTGTAAGTTCTACGAGTTTCATGACTTCTGCTGCACCTTCGTAGGTGTTGAGTGGTGGCAGGCTCGGGATGAGGGCGTAGTGCAGGTGGGTGAGGTCGTCTTCGTTGGTGTAGCCGAGGGTCTCCAATCGTTCCATCAGGTCTGATGCGGTCATTTCGTAGTCGAGGTAGAGGACGTGGACGGGTGGTTGGGCTGGGCGTCCGAAGATGGGTTTGCCTGTGGCGAGGGCTGCGGTGCAGGCGAGTGCGATGTATGATTTGCCTTCTTTGCTGACGGCGAAGAGTGCTGTTTGTCTTCCGCGTGCGATGAGTGGGTAGGCGATCCAGTCTTCTGATTTGTGGTCTTGGTTCCAGAAGTCTTGCCAGTTGATGAGCTGCTCGAGCAACTCATGAGTCGTTGTGGTGGTGGGTGTGGGGTTGGTGCCGAGGTAGGCGGCGCTGGCTTTTTTCCAGTCGCCTCCGTGTCGGGTTTGGGCGTAGTAGCCGAAGCGGGTGTAGCCGCCGGGTGGGATGGGTGCGTTGGTGCTGAAGACGATGAGGGCATCGTTGCCGTTGTGGTTGACGGATGCTGAGATGCCTCGGTCTTTGCCTGGGCGGATGTAGTAGTCGGTGCCGTTGTGTTGGTAGGCGTGTTTCCATCCGTCGGCGGTGAGGAGGCTGTGCCAGTCGCTGGTGGAGTTGTAGCGGGTGCTGGGGAGGTTGGGGTCGTCGCGGAGTCCGTCGAGGTCGTGTGGCTGGTGGCGGTCGATTTTTGGTTCTACGGTGAGGCGTTGGATGAGCCAGTCGGGTGCGAATGCGGGTGGGTTGTTGAAGCCGTGTTCGACGTCTTCGATGTAGGGCTTGCCGTTCGGGTGCAGCGTTGGTGGTGCGAGGACTTGTCCGCCCTCGCCTCGGATGTCTAAGCCCGGCCCGAGGCGTTTGCCTGCGTCGTTGCGCACGTTGATGCTGGTGCGGAAGTAGAGATGCCTGCCACCGGATGGGGTATGGACGGTGACGGTGGGTGGTAGTTCGCCGTGTTCGGCTTCAAGGTCGGCGAGTGTGTCTGAGCCTCGATGTTGTTCGCGGTCGTCGATGTCGAGGACGAACAGGTAGCTGTTGGTGATCTTGCCTGTGGCGATGCCGACGCCCCAGCCTTTGTATGTCTTGGTGAACCATGTGGTGATGGTGTCGGGGTCGGTGGTGGCTTTCGTTTGCCACGATTCGATGCCTGACGGATACTTTTCGCCTGGGGCGATTGGTATGACGCGTAATCCTTTTGATGCGTAGGCGAGTGCGGCGGTCAGCACTTCCATCGTTTTCTCCTTGTGTGGGCGGGGTTGGTCAGGTTAGCAGTCGATGTCGAACCAGTCGGGCCAGATTTCGCCTGGGTGTTTGCCGATTTGGATTGCGTAGCGGTCGGCGTCCCACTGGTTGAAGGTGGCTTTCGGGTTGCGCCACCGGACGATGGTGGCGCGGTTGACGCCGAAGATGTCTCCGAGTTGTCGTGCGGTGAGGTTGACGTATGGGGCGATGAGCGGTCCTACTGCGTAGCGGAGGTTTGCTTGGTTCATTGTTTCTCCATTGGTTGTGTCGGTGAATGCCGGGTGCATTGCGGGGCGACGGTCGGTGTGATGTGAAGAGTTATTTGATTTTCACATCGCGGGCAACGCCACGTCACTCGTCGTCGGTCTCGGTCTCTTGCTGTATCCATGCGTGGGCGATCTTGGCTTTCTGGATGTGAGAGACGGCTTCGCAGAGGCCGATGGTTTCGGCTGCGGTCTGGTCGGGTGAGCATTGGATGATGAAGTTTTGTTCGCCGTCGGCGTCTTCAACGATGGCAATCATGACGTACCGGATGCACCAGCCCGCGCCCAGGCTGTTGACGTACTGCTCGAGGATGTCAGTCTTCTTCGTCATCGTCTCCGCCTTCGCAGCATGGGTTGGCGGGGATGACTGGTTGGCAGCCGCAGGGCTTGTTGGGGTCGTTGTCTTTAATTTCGTCCTCCATCCAAGGGTGGCTGAGCGGGTGGTAGATGTCAATGCCGTTCTCGATGCCGCAGGGTTGGAGTACGCCGCGTCCGAGCTGTACGGCAAGCCATTCGTCGAGTGTGAGCTTCATCGTCTCTCGAGCGTAATCGGCGGCGACCAGGACGCTTCCCAATGCCTGCCGGGCTTGAAGCCGACGCAGAGTCGGCCTTCTTCGTCGAGCATGACGAGGATGTAGACGCCGCCGGTGCGGTATGCCTGCATGATGTCGGTGCAGTCGATGCTGCCGACCCAGCGTGCGTGACCGTCGCCGTCTGCCATGACGGTGACGAACTTCGGGTCATTGACGATCATGACGGTCCTCAATGTCGGCAATCTCGCGGAGCTTCTCTTGGCGGTGTTCGTGGACCATGCTGAGGCAGCCGAGATACCCTGCTGCGTCTACGACGCTGTCGCGGTGCCAGCGGCCTCGTTCGGCGTTCGTGGCGATGCGTGCGAGCTTGACGCAAATCATGAACGTGACGGCTTGTTCAACGGTGAGCATGATGCCGGTCATGTTGAAGAACAGTTCTTTGACTTTGTAGTAGTCGTCGAACGGGTGGCTGTAGGTGTTTTGGCGTGGCCCGGTGATGAGGTGGTGGGCTTCGGTGAGGATGTCCGCTCCTGCCATGTCGGGCTTGGCGTAGTCATGGTTCACAGTTCAACGCCTTGCTGGATGTGGAGGCGGAGTCGTTCGATGGTCGCAGTGAGTTGGGCGACGTGCGCCTTGTAGGCGTCGACTTCTCGGATCGCTGCGGTAAGCGAGTCTTCGAGGTTGTCGCGTTGCTCGGTGACGTTGCCGAGGGCGGTGGACAGTTCGGCGATGCGAAGTTGGGCTTCTTCGTTCATCTGCCGAAGGGCGTCGGGGTCGTAGGTCATTTCTTGTTTCTCCTTTTCAGTTCTGCTTGTAAAGCTTTGATTGCTGCCTCGAGCCTGTCGACGTCGCCGGGGCCGACGAAGACACGCTGGAGGAACTCGATTGCGTCACGAATCTCTTGCTTGGTCATCTTGTTTCTTTCTCGGGTTGCCCCGCCCTGGCTGACGCAGGGCCAGCCAGAGCAGGGTGCACCACAGACTGGCGACGCCCACCAGGAAGATGAACGTCACCGTGTCGGTCATTACCACATCTCCGCGGATGCGTCGTTCTTCGGTGCTTCGACCTTGGCGGCGTAGAGCTTCGGTGCGTTGAACGCAGCCGACTTCTTCTCGCCGTCGCCGGTGTATTTGACCGAGAGCGTGGAGCCGACGAGCGTTTTGACGCCCGCCTTCTCTGCTGCTTCGCGGATTGCTTTGACCATCTGGCCGCGGACCCACAGGTTCGCTGCGCCGGTCGGCTGCTCGAGGGTGAAGACGAAGACGTAGCGAGGGTCGCCGTTGTCATAGGTCTTCGGGTTCCCTGCCGGGTCTTTGTCTTGCAGTTTCGTCACCTCGGTGACGACGCCCGTGTGGACGTCACCTACCTTGGCGAACTTGAGTGCGGGCAGCTTGGGGCCACCCGCGGTTGATTCCATGAACTCATCGGACATGATGATGCTCCTTGATGTTGTAGTGGTTGCTTACTGGGATGTATTCCAATTCGACCCGGTTGGCGTAGATGTCTTGGAACGTCGACCAAACTCGTTCGGCGTCGATCCAGGACAGGTCCGCCAAGGCGAGCCCTGCGTTGATGTATTTCTTCCCGGTGCGCAGCTCGCAGATGCTGCGCACCAAGTCTTTATCGATGGTGTCGTCGTTTTCGGCGACCTCGAGAAGTATGCGTGCGATGCCGACCCGCCGTTCGGTGGGTGGGGTCATGCTGATGTCGCCGTGGGCTTCGTCGGCGATGTCGCGGATGATGAGCCGTGTGCGGTCGTCGAGGCGTGCGAAGCGCATCTTGAGGATGGCGACGTGTTCTTCGGCGACGAGTTGTCCTTCGAGGCGGCTCATTTCTTGACCGCTTTCTTCTTCGGTGCCGACTTCTTCTTCACCGGGGCGCCGTCGTTGATTGGGGCGACTGGCTTCTCGGGGTTCGGCATGAACGGTGCGGAGAACTCGGTCTCCAACTGGTCGATGCGCACCATCAGCACATCCAACTGGAACTCGTCCATGTCGGGCAACTTGACGCCAGGCGCAGGCCAGTGACGCTTCAACAGTTCCTGTGCCGCGTCGGGGAGATTGCGGATGCGTGCGAGGACGTCTAATCGGTTGATGTCGGCAGAGGCGGCGACTCCGGTTGTGGGCGGAACCTTGTCGGTGGCCGCCGCCTCCGCATGCACTTTGATGTGCAGGTTTTTGCGCTTACGCCAAGCGCGAACATCCATCGCCATCAACGCGGCTTCCCACCCGGCGACTAGGTCAAGTTCGTAGAGGTCGCATTGGGCTTTGCCTGCGGGCAGGTGGATGATGACGCCGCGAGTCTTGTCGAGCTCTGGCATCGGGATGCGTTCCTTGGTGCGCCAGTCGTAGATGTATTCGGCGTTGGCGTACATCGCCATCTGGACTGCGATGGCGTTGATGGCGTAATCGATGTTGCCTGTCTTCAGGTCGAAGACTTGTTTGCGTTTGCGTGAGCCGAAGCGGGCAATGCGGTCGGCGGTACCTGCGTACTCGTGCTTCTCGTTGACGAGGAGCACTTCGACGAGGCGTGGGTCGATGATGATGCCGTGTCGTGTTATGCCTGCGGTGTAGGCGTCGACGTCAGCCTGCAAGCCGGGGAGGATTGCGGGCTTCTGGCCGAGGTCGATCGCCTGGGTGAGTTGATGCAGCGCGGTGCCGATGTTCGCTTTGCTGGATGCACCTGCGGCTTCGATTGCTTGTTGGACGATTCGGTCGAGGGATGATTTGTCGTCGAGGCAGGTTGAGGCGGCGACGAGCAGGTCGTTGCGTTGCACGAGACCTGTTGCGGTCATCCGTCCTTTCCATGCGGTGAGTGCGCCTTCGTCGTCGAGCGATTTGGCAATCGTGGTGACGCGGGTGAACGACGTCTGTTTTCCGCTGGTCGTTTCGATGAGGTATCTGCCCCATCTGTCTTTGGGTGCTTCGGCGGTTGTGAAACCATCGGCGGTTGTCATGTGGCTGGCGGGCCTTTCCTTGTTGTGGGCTTATCGGGTATTCGGGATTGAGAGTACCTTAGCGGGGCGGTGTGGGACGGTCAAGCATAGCGAGCAGCTCCGCCCACACCTTTGCGGGCATCACTGCATACCAGTCGTCTACTTCTTCGGTGCCACGGCGTTTGATGATGACTGCACCTGTCCATGCTCGGGCGTTGCTCATCTCCACTTCGAGCTCTTTCAGGTAGCCGGGGATGTCAATCTTTTTTTCGTTCTTCACTTCGATGCAGACACCTGGCAGGCCGTCGATGTCGCCGCGGTCGTCGGTCCAACCGGCGCGGCTTCGTTCGGCGTTTATCCAGCCGTACTTGCGTAGCCATTTGGCGACGAGAAGTTCGGCGCGGTTGCCTTTGCGTTTATTTGGATGAGCCATACAACTGAATCTTACGACGACGGCGTGCTTCTCTTCGCCGCTCGGTCGTGGTCATCCCACCCCAGATGCCGATCTCTTCGGCCTTGATTGCGTACTCGAGGCAGTCGACACGCACCGGGCATTTGTAGCAGTACGACTTGGCTTCGATGACGAGACGTCTGACGCCTTCCTCGAAGAAGATGTCGCCTGACACTCCGACGCACGCAGCGTGTTTGTACCACTTGGGTGCGCGGAGCGTGAAGGCGTTGTCTTCGTTGTTCCAGTTAGCGATCGGTTCGAGCGTCACTGCGGTCCAACACTTTCTTGAGTCGTTCGCGGTCACGTTGCTGGACGTGCTGGCTGGAGTAGCGGACGAATTGGATGAAGCAGAAGATGAGCACTGCTGCAAAGACGGCGAGTTCCCACGACGAGTATTTCTCTTCGGGGTTCTCTGGTCCTGTCATCCATAGTCCGATCCACGCAGCCGTGCAGACTGCGAGCATCCAGATTTTCTCCATTGGTTTCATTGTCCCTCCTTTGGGTCAGATTCGACCATAGGGCATCATGGCAACAGAGTGGTGGATGCTTTCTCTGCCGTGGTCCATTGTGCCCAGCCGCCGTACTGCCAGATGGCGAGGGCGGCCCGTGCTGCGGTCTCCGGGTCGAGTAAGTCTTTGCAGGTGTTCACTATTCGCATGGCTTGCAGATAACCGTCTGGCCAGTACCGGTTGGGTCGGCACCATGAGGTCGTGTGGATTTGGAATGCGCTCCACGACTTGCCCTTGTCGCCTCGGACGCCTTGCTGGCATCGCGACTCGAAGTAGGTGACGGCCCCGACCATCGGCAGCTCAGCGTCCGGCCAACCGACATCGCGGGCGACGTCAATCCAGCCTGGGCAGGATTGCCCTTCAGACGCTTCCAGAGCCCTTCTGGGCGGTGCTGCGGGCTTGATTGGCTCGGTGACCGCTGGAAGCGTCTGGACGCTTCTGGAGGGCTGTGGCGTGGTCTCTGGGGCTTCGGCTGCCATCGCAGGCATGAGCCCTAGGAGGGTGGCTATCGCGAGGATTGCGGCGGCGGTGACTGCTCTCATCGAGGTCTCTTTTCGTGTGTGGTTATGACCGCACAGCCAAGGAGGAAACTGTGCGGGGCGGTCGACTCGTGACGCCCGCCGAGGCCGAGGACCTGCCGGTGCTCAGCCTAGTGGACGCCTCCTTGGGCTGTCCAAGAAAACCCTAGCGGAGATCGTGCTTCGAGACGAGCTTGATGCCGACGACCATTCCGACAGGTATGTGTGTCACGGAATCGACCTGGTCGGTGCCTTCGATGCGTGTCTGGTAGAGGGTGACGTGGTCGGCTTTGCCGCCTTCGTGGGTGGGGATGAGCCAGCCGACGCTGTGGACGACGCATGGGTCTTGTTCGAGTTCGCCGATGACGAGCCATCCGTCTTTGTCGCCGTGGCAGTCGTGCCAGGTGACGATGGCGAGGGTGCCGAAGTCTTCTAGTCGAGCCATACGACGTACTCCCCGGTGACGCGACCCTTCTCAGGGTCGATGAAGTGAAGGCGTTGGCTGGGTCGGGCTTGGGCGGCGAGGTGTTCGGCGGCGTAGGCGTTGCCTGATTCTGGTGAGCCGGTGATGAAGACGCGGTTGCCGTTGCCGATGGTGGCCGAGATCGGATTGTGCCAGTGGCCCATGTAGCAGTCCTCGAATGTTGGCACGACGCCAGCCGCCCAGGCCGAAACCCTGCGCAGAATACCGAAGAGTGGCGTTCCAGAGTAGGTTCGGACTTCGTCTCCATGTACGAGTAGAACGCGATAGTTGCCGATTGCGAAGTGCTGGTACCAGTTGTCTGATTGTTGCCAGGTGACATGCGCAATGTCTTTGGTGCGGTCTTCGACGATCCGATAGGCCATGCGGTCGACGTTGTCGCCTTTAGGCATGACACCGTATTTGCCGATGCGACCATGATTGCCGAACTCGCATACCACGCGCACCTGCTCGAAGTTCTCAGCCAGGCTTCGGACGAGTTTCTCGATGATGCGTGCGCACTCAAAGAGCTGCTCGAAGAGATGCGCTTCAATCTCGTAAATCTGTGACTCGTAGATTCCGAGTCCCTCAACCATGTCACCACCCAGCATCAGCACCGCTTCTTTGACCGGATGGTCTTGGCGTTGAATGCCGGTGATTTCAATGACTTTGTCGGCGAACAACTCCATGCGTTTAGACAGGGTTGTAATGCCGTAGGTGACGGTCTTTTTGCCTAGTTGCCAGTCGGTGGCGTGGATTAGCGCAACTTCGGCTTTGCGGCGTCGCTTGTCCACGGGAGGGCGCTTGACAGCGAGTCCTCGCCCAGATGCCCGAGCAGCCTCATAGGCTGCCGTGTAGACCGCGTTGACGAGGTCGTCGGTGCGTCGCTTGTTCGCCGCCGCTTCCTGCTGGGCTTTCTTGAGGAGTCGCTGGAGCTCGTCGAGTTCCCGCTGATGGTCATACGCGCTCACTTCTCGGCCTGCTTGTTGAGATCGGCGCGGATGCGTTGCACCGCAGAATACGAGATGCTAAACCCGGTTGATTTGACGACCCGGCAGATGACCGCGGTTGAAAACTCTGGGTCAAGGCAGGCTTTCTCGAAGTCCTTCCAGCGTTCCTTGCCGAGATGTGCGGCAAGTTTCTCCTCCGTCTTGGTGACGTTAGGACGCTTTGCGGCCTCCGACTTTATTGCGTCGAACAGTTCTCCCATTCCCTGTCTCCTTTATGTGCCACTCGAGGTGTGAATCCACCTTACCTTCGACCCGGTCCATCGTGTGGGATACCCGTTGCAGGGCATCCATGACGTGGCCGTGGTCTCTGCGGTTCTCGCGGCGGAACTGCTGGATGAGGGCGACGGTGATACCGCCTACGGCTGCGACTGCGGCTGCGATGACGAGTGCCCAGGCTTCAGTCAGCATCGGCTTCCTGCTTGCCTGCGGCGATGGCGGCGAACCTATCGATGTATGCCTGGGCGTCGTCGGCGAACTTCGGGCTTATCTCGACATGAATCCAGTCGCCGCCCGGCGCACCGCTGATGGTTTTGGTCGTGTAGTTCTGCCAGGTGCCCCGGTCGCAACGCCACCCGCGACCGTGCGGCTGCGGGAAGTAGTCAAGGATGCACTCGATCTGGAGACGCTTGGCGTTGGCGATGAGGAACTCGATGATTGCTTCGGCGTGCTTGCGACCATCGGCTTTGCCGAGTTTGCCGACCTTGCGGTAGGAGAGGTCGACGGCACGCCCTGTTGCGTGGACGCTCAACGATTCTTTGCCGCGCATGTTGCGCACGACCCAAGTCCCATTGTTCCAGAGCGCATCGTCAGAAACTTTGACTATCTCACGCACGAACTGCTCGAGGCCCGCACGCTTACCGGATGCAGCACCGTCCTTCGTGCCGGTGTACGGGCGAGTCATCGCCTTACTTCTTCTTGACGGGCTTGCCGTTGCCGAACGCTTCTTTGATCTCATCAGCAGTCAAATCTCCATCGACCGAAGCGGCCGCAAGTTTCTGGATTACCTGTACGCACGCCATGATGCCCGACAGCATCGCAGCCTTCGCCACACTCACACCAATCACCGCACCACCAGCGATCGCTGGGAGTGCGTTGGCGAGGAAGAGGGAGAAGAGCCGCTGGCCGAGGTCGAGGGCTTTGGCGATGGTCGCGTTCGATTTGATGTTCACTTCAGGTGTCGTCACTGTTCTCTCCCTGGATGGTCAGGAACAAGTGTAGTGAAACGACGATTGCCGTAACCACAGAAGCACGCAGCAACGTCGAACCAGTCAACGTCAGCAACACCATCACGGTGCCAGCCCACGTCCACACGTTCTCAATCAGGTACTCACGCCACTTCATTGTCGTCTCCTAGTCGCCGGTGCCACCACCGTCAACAGAACGATTGCGTTGACGGTCTTTCGTTGTTCTTCCGTTATTCGTGACCCGTCAGGCAGCCACGACGCTTTGCATTCGTAAGCCCACTCCCAAGGTGGCTGCGTGTCAACCTCACGGCATTCGAGCTCTTGCGCTCGGGCCGGGGATGCGAAGAGGACTAGAAGGAGGGCGGGAAGAGCGACGAGTGCGCTACTGCGCATCTCCGCTTATTGGGTCGCTGAACTTTTCGCCATCCCAAAGGTCGCCGATGCCTGCGTACTTGCCGCGATCTTGGCCCTCAATGAGATTGTTATTGTACGAAGTCTGAATCCACTCACCATCGAGGCCGATTGCGGCGATGAATGCTTGTCCTGCCGCCTCGGTGGATGCGTCATCGTTAGAGACAACGATTACTTGTTGAACGATTCCGTTTGAGACTTTTGCAAAATGTGCCATCGTTAGACCTTCCAGCGGATGTAGACGATGCCCGAGCCGCCGTTGCCGCCGACCTTGCTTAACGCACCTGCGTAACCTGCGCCACCGCCACCGCCGCCCGTGTTCGCACCAGCATTCGTGCCAGCAGTATCAGCACCGCCACCAGCACCACCAACAGATGAACCGCCAGCACCGCCAGTCGTACCACCACCGCCACCGCCGCCAGCCTTGAACAGTGTCGAACCGCCGATGAAGGCCGACACATCGTAGCCAGCACCACCAGCACCACCTGTCGTGGTTGCCGCATTGGAACCAACAGCCGTAGCACCGCCGCCTCCACCTGCGCCCTGACCTTGCGAAAGACTGTTCACGCCGTTGCCGCCTGCGAAGCCGCTTACTGATGGAGCCATGGACGCAACTCCATCTCGGTATCTTGCGACCGTGTAATTCATTCCGCCACCGCCTGAACCGCCCAGTCTCGGTTCACGAACACCTTGATTACTAACGGCATACGCTCCGCTTCCGCCACCAGCAACCGAAAGACCATTAGCAGAACCGACCGACGATGAAGAACCGAGTCGGGCTTCAGTTTCAGTATCCGAGTTGGAACCTGCTCCACCTGCGCCGATGGTCACTGTCTGATTGGTTGAAAGATAGACAGTTGCCTGAAGTACGCCACCAGCACCCGCGCCGCCACCCGAATAGCTATTTGCATCTTTGCTGTTGCCACCGCCACCGCCACCCGCTGCAACCAAGAACACATCAAACAGACCAGCCTTCGTGACGGTCGCAGTGTCACTCGAAGTGAACACAATGTATTGATAGTTCGTGCCGCCGATCGTGACAGATACTGGTGACCCGGTGCCACCAGTCATCGTGCCGTAACCAGTGCCGACATCAACCCATGCTGATCCGTTGTAGACCTGCAATCCTGTTGCGGTCGAATACGCGGTCATGCCTGTCTCTGGTGTCGGCAGTGCTGATGCTCGAGCTGCGGTACCAGAGAACACCATGACGGCTTGGTCCATCAGGTAGTTCTGGACGTTGCTCGCGGTGAGCACTTCTCCTGATGCGAAGGTGCGGAAGCCTGAACCCATGACGTTAGATGCTAACCCAGGCGGTGCCGTTGTAGACCTGGAAACCGAACGCTGTCGAGTAGCTGCACATGCCTGTCTCTGGTGAAGGTATCGCGGAGCCGCGTTCAGCGGTTCCTGAGAAGACCATCACCATCTGTTTCATGAGATAGTCCATGACGTTCGTGCTCGTCAATACTTCGCCGCTGGCGAATGTCCTGAATCCGGCTCCCATAGGCGCCCTAGTTTATCCCAGCCCGACGTTGACGTCGTCTAGTTCGCTCGTGTCAAGGATGAACTGTGTCAGGATTTGCGCCTGTCCGAGACCGAGCGTGACCTGGTGGATTCCTGGCGTTATCTGGTGGGCGATGCGTTCGATGAAGACGCTCTGGGTGATTGAGGCTGGTGCCCCGGTGGCGAAGTTCTTGACGACGCTGATGACGTCGCCTACCTCGAAGGAGTCGATGGCTTCGATTTGTGCGGCGCTGAGACCGTTCATCGTGATGCCGATTTGAGTGAAGCGTGAGATCGGGTCTTTGTATTTGTTGACGATGCCTTGGGCGAGGCTGGCCGCCTGGGTGGCGTCGGCGAGCGGAAGGTCGTTGAGGCTGTAGTTATTGATTCCGTATTGGATGATGGATGCGGAATCGGTAGCGGTGCCGAGTGCGTTGCCTTGGGTAGTGACGGTGACGGAGTTGTAGAGGGTTTCGGCTCCGTAGAGCACGTCGAGTGACTGGTATGGGATGGCGGTGCCGCCGTCGGAGAAGGTAGCGATTGCGGTGGAGAAGGTGAAGGTGATGCGTGGTTGGAAGGTTGCGTTGCCGTTGCGTGCGATGAAGAAGCGACCGTCTTCTGATTCGGCGACTTCTTGGAGTGCGGCTGCGACGCTGTCGCCGTCGGCGTAGGCGAATGTGCCGAGGGTGGCGACACCAGTGGAGATGTTGCGGGTTGCGGTGGAGTAGGCGACTTCTGGTCGGTCAAGGATGCGGGTGACGCGGGCTGAGGTGAGTTCTTGGGGTGGGGTGAAGGCGAGCAGGGTGGTTTTGGCGAAGCTGGAGAGGTCGTCGATGCCGACGATGGTGCAGGTGGAGAGGTCGGGTTGTTCGTATTCAATGTCGAGGTCTTGGACTCTTCCGACGAAGAGCGGTTCGTCACCGGCGGTCCCTGCGTAGACCTGGAGGAAGCGTCGTGGGGCGATGCCGAGATCGCCTTGGTAGTACGGGGAGGCGGTGTTGGCTGGGTCGAAGGAGCGGCCCGATGCGCGGTCGTCGAGGACGATTTGGCAGACGCCGGGTTGGAATTGTGAGCGGAGTTGGTCGGTGCGTCCGCGTGTGATGCCGACTGAGAGGACGTATTCGGTGACGTCAACGAAGTCTGTTGAACCGTCAAGAGTGTCTCCGCCATCAAGCGTCGATGAATCAAGCGTGAACGCATCGGTAATGAACCCTGCATCTAGCAGCACCTTCAGGGTTTCACCCCACGGCATCACCTTCGCCATGTCAGGCCACGCGCATCAACGTGTCAAGCGGACCAGCCACCGACGTGTACTGGTCAAGTATCTCAATGAGTTCCTTGCCGACCTGGTAGGCATTGCCACCAATGCCGTTCGTGATATTCATGATTACAGTGGCACCGTTGTTGCCGCCATTCTGATTACCGTTTCCGTTTGCAGTCGGTTCCGGAATTTTGCCGAAATCCATCGGAGACTTAACACCGGCAACAACATTTTTAACATTAACTCCAGCACCACGAGCCTCTTTTCGACTTTCTCGTAACGCCTCTTCTGCTTTGCGAAGCGAATCGGTTGCTGAAGCGGCCTGTTCTCTGGCATCGCGCAATCCACGAGCCGCAGAAGCCTGATTCTCTTCGGCATCCACAATGTCTTTCGACAATTCGACATATTCCTTGTCGGATTCTCGAATACCCTCGACGACCTTGCGGTAATTCTCTTGTTCGGCATTCAATTCCTCTTGAGCTTTTTTCTGATTGTAAATAGCGTCCTCGACGGAAATCTTTGCGTCGGTCAATTCCCGTTCAGCTTCCGCCAATTCGACAGCATTTTCCGTACCCGCACGAATCGCAGCCAATTCCTTCTCGGCCTGACCAAGATCCATCGTCGCATCACGCAAACTCAACTTCGCTGAAACAAGCGAAAGTTCCGCCTTCCGTTTGTCTTTGGCAGAAGCCTCTGGATCGGCCAAGGTCTTTGCCAATTCTTCTTCCGCTTCGGAAACTCGAATCGTCGCCTCCTCCAATCCGAGTCGAGATTGCTCCAACGCAAGTTGAGCTTCGTTCTGTTCGGTGGGGTCCGCTGCCTTGGCTCGGATTTCCGCAATCTTGCGTTCGGCATCAAGAACACGTTGTTGCGCATCGGCAACACCCCGATTGGCTTGAGTAAGATTTCTTTGCGCATCAGTCAATTTTCTGACCGCAGCCGCACCTTCCTTGCTGTCCCGACCGTAGCCGCGGATTGCCTGAGCGAGTTTTTCCTTAGCCTTGGTGACTGCCTCGTCGGCGTTCTTCAATTGTTTCTGTGCGTCGGTGACTCGTTCGATTGCGTTGCGTTCCCCAATTTGTGCGCTGAAAACACCACGAACGGCATCCTGCAATTTTTTCTGGGCGTCGGCAAGTTTCTCAATCGCAGATTTACCGCTACCGGCCTTGTTAAACAATCTCTCTGCTTCGGTATTCCAATTCTTAATGGAATCCGCGGAAGCCAGGCGAGCTCGCGCCTCGTTATTGTGTGCGACCTTAAGGTCTGCCAGACCTTTTGTATTCTTCTCAAACCAAGATGTCTTATTCAATTCGTCATTTAACTTGCCTTGTGCTGCAAGAGTCAAATTGACGGCGGCACGATAACGATCAATTGCATCTTTCAAGTCTTGATAAGCACGACTCGTCGGATCAGTGACAGCAAGTTGATCTTGAAGAGCTTGAACAATGGCTGCGGCTTTCTGCGGATCGCTGTCCAAAAATTTGCGGAAAGCCTCATCGGCTAATTCAATATCAACAGAAATTCCGTTGGCCACCAATTGAAATTCTCGACCGAACTGAATGAAGATGTCTTTCAATCGAAGTTCTTGACCGATTGTTTGAGCGAGCCTTGTAAATTCTTCCAAAACTTTTTCGGGTTCTTTTTCACCAGCCTTACCAAACTCATTCAATGCAACGGTCAATGCTTTGACTTGATCGGCAGTTTTGGCAGCCGAATTTCCGACTGCATTCACGACAGCAAAAGTGCCTTCAGCGGCCGCAACCACCGCAAGGGCTTTTCCTACGCCGACGATTGCTTTTCCGGTTGCGGTCATCTGCCCTTCTGCAGTCTTGAATGTGACCAGACCTTTCAAGAATTCGTCATTGAGGGCTCGCTTTTGTAGAGCTGCGATTTTTAGATATCCGGCAAGACCGAGAATGGCGACGGAGAGAACTCCGACGCCTCCAGCCAATATCGCGATTATTGTGCTGTTTTGAGCAGCGAACGATGCGAATTTCGCCAGCACGCCCACAAGATTCTCAAATAACGGAAGGAGGATTTTGCCGATATCTTCTTGAAGTTTGCCCAACGAATTGCGAAGAGCAATCATTCGACCTTCTGTCGTCTCCCTTAATGAAGCATTAAAACCGCCATAAGTGGAGTTCAAGACTTCGACTAGAGCTGCGGCACGTTCGGCTTCAGTTCCATTGGAAATCAGTTCTTTTGTTGTGTCATCGAGCACGAAGCCCACCCGGGTCAACGCCCCGAATTGACCATTCAATGCTTGTGCAAGACCGTTGGTCATTGACTTGAAATCTTCGGCACTGGCCGTCGCACCCTTTTCGGCGACGACATAGTCGGCAATCGCCGGCGTCAATTTGGCAATCGTGTCTGCCTGCAAATCAAAGGTCGCAAGCTGAGCCTGCAACGCAGTGATATTGCCACCCGAAACAACGCCAACACGTTCAAGTGCATCAGCCTGCTCATTGAGACCCTTGATTTGATCGGAGGTTGCTTTGCCAGTCGTTCGGAGAATTTGAGCAAGTCGTTGTTGAGCCGCCTCGTTTTCGGCTGCTGCTTTGACCGCCAATCCTGCTCCAGCGACCAAGCCTCCGAATACGCCTGCCGCAGCAGTCGTCAATACCTTGAAACCAGGTAGCAGTTGTTGGAGTTTGGCATTGGAGATGCCAAAGGTTTTCTCGGCTTCGCCTCGAACTAATTGAAAATCGGCGATAAGTTGCTTGGGGTCGGCAAGCAACTTGACGATAAATTGACGCTCAACGGCCATGAGCGACGATTCTACTCAGTCAAAAACCCAGCTCTTTCTCAGTTCTCTAAACTCATCAAGCAATTTGGCAGCTATTTGTGACTGTGTCAAACCGGCGAAACGACTTAAATCCTGCGGTTCATTCCACCATGATTCGGGTCGCCAATGAGAATTCGTTGATTGTCGAATTTCTGCAGATTTCGGGTTTGGTGCGATTCGTGGTCGAGGCACGAAAATTGCTTCGAGGTCGGGGTCAATGAATTCGCCAAACCCAATCTTGATGTCGGGAGTCGTCAGCGGTTTGTGTTGCGGTCGGTAGAAGATGCGTGCAGGATCTTTGGTCTGCGGGTCACCGACGACGTTGATGCGTTCATGCAAATGAGTCCAGACTTCGTGCCAACGATCAGCAGGAACCGGGTAGGCAAGTGGCAGGACGAGGTGCCAGTGCTGGTCTTCTGGCGTGTGTGACCAGGTGGTGTAGGCGAGATATTCCAAGCCGTCTAGTCGTGCATGGTCGAATGCTTCGCCGTCCATGTCGACGACGAGACAGGTGACGTATTGGACATTGCGGTTGCCTCGGGTCGTGCCGTTGAAATAGGTGACTGGGGACCAGAGTTCGCGTTGCGTCTTATCGCTTCTTGCCTCGCTGATTTGCAGCAGGCTGCTCAATCCCTTCCAGGAGATGGCGAACTTCTGCGGTTGATTGGATTTGACGTCACGAAATTTGACGGCACTGATTAGTTGGCGGGGCATTGGCGGGCTCCTTATGTTGTGGAATCAGACTACGCCTATTTGGCTCCCTTGGCAAGTTCTTTCAATACTCGTTCGATGGCGTCAGAATATTCTTTGACGATGTAGGACTTGTTGTCTCTAACTGCTTGCCAGAAGAAATATCCTTGCCTACCGCGATGTCGCAGGAATTGCTGAGTGCGAGGTCGCGCTTGACCACCAAATTCGGCACCGAAAAAAACGTCGCCCATGGTGACTTTTCTAGTCAGACCAGGACCAAAGGCTTTGCCTCGTGTGCGTTTGGTATTTGACCGCGATTTAGAAGGGTAGAGCTTGTTGTGATCGAGTTTGATGGTTGGGATGCGGTCGCGTCTGGCACGCAATCCGTTCACAACGACCTGTGCTTGAGAACGTCCCGATGATCCAGGACGTGGTTTTCCATGAGGCGGTTGGGCTGCGGCGTTTCTTTTTGCGTCGTCAACTACCTTTTGTGCGACGGCTTCGGCGGCCTTGCGCATCTGCTTGTTGAAACCTTCTTGCGCTTGACTGGCGTCACGCAAGAATTCCAATAGACCTGGTGCTGCGAAGGCGACATCTCCTGCGCGTCCGGAAGCTATCCGAGTACCGCTAGAGACCTTCGGCATATCAGCGAGTGTAGGGCGTCTTTGGATTCTGTTTGATAAAACGCCAGTGTAAATATTTTTGCATCGTCCAAATCATTCGTGGTGACTCAGCCAACAGTTGAGATGGGGCAATCCCCGTCTCGCACGCCAAATAGGCGATCATCCAGTGGGCTGAGTCTTCTCCAAAGGGACGATTTGACCGTCCCCAGCGTCGAGACTGATATTGGCAACAGTCTCAAGCCATTTGTCGAAATCAAGCGTGGTCTTGTTGCGACGTTTTTCTGAATGCCACGCCAACCAAGCCAAGTCACGAATTTTGATGTCCTGTTCTACTTTGGACATTGAAACGTTATGGATTTCTTCGTATTTGACGAAGTCCACAAATTCGGCAACGCACTCTTGTGATTCATCGTTGGAGCGATGAATCCAAAGGACTAATTTCATTTTCTACCTCCGCAGGTTAGGTGGATTGGAATCAGGCAGTGCCCTTGGTGATGGCACCCGAAATCGGGAACGTCACGTCGGCGGTGGCGAGTTCGCCGACCGCACCGTTGACCGGTGTCCACTCGGTCACGAGAACCGAGAAGGTGTACGACGGGTTCGTCGGGGATGCGACTGCGGTGCCATTGGGCTTGATGACGCAGGTGACTGCGGTTGAGCCGACGAGTGGGAAGAAGATTCCGTCGATGGCGTTGTAGTCGTTGTGGATGCTGAACGTCACCGAGTTGTCCACCAACCCTGAGACCCTCGTGACCGCAGAAGACCCGAACGCCGTGGTCGCAACCTCAGCCGCGGTTGTCGACAAACTCACACTCGCCACATTCGCACTCACATCCGTGCCGTTGAACACGATGTTCGCGTCTTTGAGGACCAACTTTGCCATGACTATTTTTCTCCTGCCTTATCGGCCTTTAGAGGTTTTTTGGATTCTTCGACCAGTGTGAGGACACCGGCTTGCAGCAACAACTCTACATTGTCGATTCCGCTTCCGTCCACATAGCCGCCAGGTTTTACGCCGGTGACAGGAAATGGTCCGGATACAAGGTATTTTGCCATGTTCTAAGCGTACACCGTGACCTTGAAATCGACCGCCAGATACAGCGTGTCATTCGCATCGATGTTGGTGAGGTTCTCGGCGTTGGTGACGATGAGGTCGTCGCAGACTCCGCCAAGTGTGCGGTCGGCTTCGATGGCGGCACGAAGCGACTTGGCCCCATCCCATGACATGTATTGATCTAACTGGTCTTGAGCAACTCGTTCCGCTGCTCGGTTGACGACGAGCGTGACGGTGAAGTTCATGACGACGCCACCGTTGTTCATGCCGGTCTGGTGGTAGGTGATGGTGTCGAGCGTCGGCCACGCAAACGGAGGATTGACCTGGTCGGGCTGGTAGTCGAATGCACGCAGACCAGAGACGGTGTTGATGGCGGCTTTGAGGCCGTCTTTGACTTGGCTGATTGTGGCTGGCATTAGGCGAACATCCGCATGCGTCGATACGGCTCGACGAGCTGAGCCATGTCAGGGTCGAGGAATCGAGAGACGCGGATTGCGCCGAGATCGCCGAAGCCTGCGACGCCGAGCGGCGAATCGTATCGCTTGAAGATGCGTGACGACTGAATGATGCAGGCTTGTTTGATGGGCTCAGGGACGCTTGCCCAGCCATAGAGGGCGGTGACTTGCACGAGTGCTTGTTCGCCGTAGTTGGCGTTGACGGTCGGGAACAGGTAGTCGCCGATGGCACGCAATTTGTTGTACGACCAAGTGAGTCCATCAAGCACGCCGTTCAACGGTTCGAGCTGCACGTCGGTCGATGCCCAGGTGACGTCAAAGTTGCCGTCGGCGAACGTGGAGGTCTTGAGGATGAATCCGCTGGTGGAATAGACGTCGTCGATGTCGCAGACGTATTCGGTGTTCGCCTGATAGACGCGGACGGTTGCCGAGGAGTATGCCCAGAATTGGCGGTTGCAGTAGCCGTCGATGAGGCGTGATGCGGCACCGATGCAGTTGTCTATCAGCACGTCGTCAACGGTGTCGGCTGTCCCGATCCGTAGAGCTGCCTTTACTTCTGCCAATGTTGCGTAGCCGTTGGTCGCCATGACAGGTCAATCCTACTCAACAGGTTCCCAAGCAGAACCCACGAACCTGAGTATCTCGCAGCCGTAATCGTTGCGCAATCGGTTGGCGACGATTCGCAACTGTTGCATCGCACCCTCGAACGCGGGCGGCACACCGTAGTTGATGTACCCGGTGTATGACGATTTACCACCCACCGTCGACATGTCCACACCGATCAGACGCATCTCGACACAACCCATGTAGGCGGCGAGATGCATCGCAATCGCCGACGAGTTGCCACCAACGACCAGAGAATCAGGGTTCGTAGGCCAGCCGTCCATCGGGTTCCAGACAGGCCACCGTGGACGAAAGGTGAGATTGTTGCCGAGCGTCGGATGCGTCGGCTCACCGTTGGCGATGCCGACGTCGCAGTCCGGTGTGACCATCAGGTATTCGGGGTGCTCGTCGCACATCTTCTGCATGACGTCGTTGTGACGCGAATAGTTGCTGGCAATCACGAATCGTTTGATGCCGTAGTAGAACGCCGACATGTTGATTGAGACCACGCGCTTGTCGTCGTAGAACTCGGGTGGTGTGGTCTCAAGGCTCGGTCCGGAGCCGACAACCCAGACGGTTTGTCCGCTCCAAATACCTTTCAAGTCGCTAACGGTTTGAGCCGTGGCGGCCATTCTTCACCCGGTATCACTCGACCTTCCCTCAACAGGTTCGCAAAGATGATGACGTCGTTGACTGCCTGCTGGTCGTCGGCTGCGGTGAGGGCATCGTCATGGCGGTGCCATGTCCAGCGGACAGCGGTATCAAACGTGGCCCGGTAGCCGTGGGCTCGCATCTCGCACCAGTGAATCCAATCAACGTACTTGTGGGTGCGGTACGGAATCTTGCGCCACACTTCGGTTCTGATGATGGCGAGTCCTGGCATCCCGTTGTGCCCGA